ACCAACGAGCTTGCCAAGACTGGCGACTCCGAGAAGACTCAGATCATCGCTGAGTTGACCCTCGAAGTGCGTAACGAAGCTGCTCATGGTCTGGTTGCTGACCTTGTTGCATCCTAAGTAGTTGTGTTAGAGTGGGGGTGGGTCAATCTGCCCCCACTTTTTTCTTGAGGTTGTATGAAGAAAATACTGAGTCATGACCCCGTTACGGGAGTGACAGAAATTGCACACATGCCTGATGCAGACACCTTCGTGGTGGAGACGCAGCAGGATGTATCCCACATCATTGAGCAGAACAAAGCCATGTACGCACAGACCGACGAGAAGGCTCGTTGGGGCGAATGGACACACATTGCTCAGATACCTCTCTCAGTGTTTCAGGAACTCAACAAGAAGGGAATCTGTCGAGGATTCCATATTGTTGACCCGAAGGCCATGAAAGCATGGCTCAACGATCCTGATAACCGACATTTTCGTGTGAGACCAGGGAGAGTCTAGTGAAAGTAGGTATCTGCATCCCCAGTCGGGGCCAGATGGAAATTGGGACTGCGTTTGATCTTGCTGTGATGTGTGCCTATGACGCACGACATAGAGAAGGATCACTGGCAATTTATACAGTTAACGGGACACTGATCTTTGACCAGCGAAATAATCTGGTCAGGACTGCGCTAGACGAGGGTTGTGATTACATCCTCTGGATTGACGCAGATATGAGGTTCCCCAAGGACACGATTGAGCGTCTGATGGGCTTAGACCTACCGATTGTTGGCGTAAATGCCACCACTCGGAGCGAACCAGTCAGAGCTACTGCAAAGAATCTGAAGATCAACTACGAAGAGAAGACCAACGAATGGCTTCCGGTTGACTCTAAAGACAAGACGACAGTTGAGCAGGTAACCGCCATTGGCTGCGGTGTGATGTTAGTCAAGCGGGAAGTATTTGAGAAGACACCGGAGCCTTGGTTCTGGTTCTATGAGTTGCCTGGCAAGAAGATTATGGGCGAGGATGTCCATTTCTGTGTGCAGGCTTTTGATGCTGGATTTACTACTTGGTGTGACCATGCGCTGTCTAATCTAATTGGTCACGTCGGGTCTTACACATACGGATGGCACGATGTCCCTAACCAGTTACAGCGACCTGAAGACGAGCGTAGCAAACTACCTCGGAAGAAGCGATCTAACAAGCGCAATTCCTGACTTTATTACGCTTGCGGAGTTGCGCCTTCAGAGGGAACTTCGCATCCGTCAAATGCTCAAGACAGTAACCGCCAGCACGACTGCTGCTGACCGGACTGTTGGCCTCCCCTCCGATTTCCTTCAAATGCGTGACCTGTTTGTGCAGGGTTCCCCCAGACAGGTTTTGTCTTACATGGCTCCCTCTGCGTTTTCTCGTAACTCACGGGCAGACGAGACTGGCAAGCCAGACTTTTACACGCTCAGGGCAGATGAGATTGAACTAGCTCCTTACCCTGATTCTGCGTATACGCTAGAGATGCTTTACTACGCCAAACCTGCGGTGCTGAGTGATTCCAATTCCTCGAACATCTTCTTGGCTAACACCCCAGATGCGCTGCTTTACGGGTCTCTGTTGGAGGCCGAGCCATACCTGATGAATGATGCTCGTATGCAGGTGTGGGGTTCTATGTATCAAAACGCTCTCAGGACGATTACAGAGTCTGATGAGGGTGCAGAGTATAGCGGTGTCCCCCTTCAAATTAGAGTTGCGAGTCGATAATGGCTGAACTATCCAATTACCTCGAAAATAAGCTGCTGGATCACATTCTCAAGAATGTCTCCTACACTTCCCCCACGACTGTTTATGTTGGCCTGTTCCTGACAGACCCGACTGACGCTGGATCGGGTACGGAAGTCTCTGGTGGCTCGTATGCTCGAAAGACGCTCTCTGTGACGACTGCTTCTGGCGGTGTTGTTACATCCAGCGCAGACGTGACTTTCGACCAAGCTACAGGAAACTGGGGGACGGTTGCTTACATTGGTCTATTTGATGCGATCACGTCTGGGAATCTCTTGATGCACACTGCGCTCACGACCTCGAAGGTTATTGAGACGGGTGATATTTTCAAGATTCCGTCTGGAAACCTTACGGCAACGCTGGACTAAATGGCAGACCTATGCGGGCCTTTTACCTTAGAGCAGCTAGACCTCTTTGGAAATCTGGACTCGCTTGCGTTTTCTCTGGATTCGTATGTCTGGGAAGACCCGAATGTCTGCATTCTTGAGTTCTCAGCAAGCGTTACAGGCACTGGGACTGTTGCAGCCGCAGCCAACTACGAAGCGAGTGGCGAAGCGGACATCGAGGGAAGTGGAGACCTATCAGGCAGTGCAGAGCGTACCCGCACCTCCGGTGGTGACATCTCCGCTAGCGGTACGGTTATCGCCTCAAGCCTGCGTGAACGCACGTCTAGCGGCTCTATTACAGGCGTGGGAACCCTCACAGCCTTTGGTGGCCTCGAACAACTAGCGGTTGCGTTTGTCATCGGTGGTGGCGAGTTAGTAGCCATTCCGTACATCACCTATCAGGGTGCTGCGAGTATCACCGGAACGGGAACTTTATACTCAAATGGGTATATTCCTGGCGAGGAATGGGGGCCAGTACCCGCAGAGGCGAATACATGGAGCGAGCAGTCGGTTCAGTCTGATACTTGGACGACTGCCGCAGTGGGTGTGAATACATGGTCGGATGTATCTGCGAATTCGGATACATGGACAACAGTGGCGAGTGAGAACAATACATGGCTGCAACAAGGGTAACGTTTACAGAGTGGCTTCCTGACCAACCTGGTGTGGTTGGTGCGCTCACAAACGCAAAGAATGTGTTCCCCAAGGCGGTAGGCTATGGACCATTTCCTAATTCTGCTGACTACTCTGGAGCTGCATCTCAAGACCTCAATAACGTGGTGGCTGCGGTAGACAGTGCTGGAACCACGAAGGTTTTTGCTTCTGGTTCTACTCTGTTATTCCTGTTAGATGCGACTGACCTTAGTTTGGATGATGTCAGCGCAACGACTTACACGGCAGTAACGGACAGATGGCGCTTCACGCAGTTTGGTGACTACCTGATTGCGGCTGGCTCTCCGAACACCATGCAGTATTACGACATGACCACCACGGCAAACTTTGCCAATCTGAGTTCAGATGCGCCCAAAGCGTCGTTTGTGACAGTGGTGCGTGATTTTGTGGTGGCAGGCAGGACTCCGAGCAACACTAACCGAGTGCAGTGGTCTGGTATTAACGACGCTACGACCTGGGCTAGTTCTGCGGTTACGCAGTCGGACTTCCAAGACCTGCCAGACGGTGGTGCGGTAGCTGGGCTAACAGGTGGAGAGTTTGGCCTCGTCTTATGTGAGCGCAGTATTTATCGCATGAGCTACGTTGGCGCTCCATTAGTGTTCCAATTTGACAACATCGCTCGTAATCGGGGGTGCTACGAACCCAATTCGGTTATCCAGTGGCAGGGCGTGACCTACTTCCTGTCTGATGACGGCTTTTATGCCTGTGACGGACAGAATGTTGTTCCCATTGGCGCAGAAAAGGTCAACCGATTCTTTTTCGGTGATTTGTCTGAGTCCATCATGACGCAGATGAGCGCAGCAGTAGACCCCAACCGTAATCTAATTATGTGGGGCTACCCAAGTCTGGAGCAGAATTACCGTGTTTTGATGTATCACCCGCAGACACAGAGGTGGTCATATGCAGACACGACCGTGGATCGCATTGCAAGCTCGTCTACGCCTGCGGTTAACCAAGAAGGTTTAGATGCCTACTCCGCATCACTAGACGCTCTGCCGTTCTCGCTAGACTCTCGTATCTGGCTGGGAGGAAAGCTGACCCTTGCAGGTGTAAGCGGGGCAAAGATTATTAACTTTTCTGGCTCTAACAAGACTGGTGTCATCGAGACCTCCGACATCGGAGAGGGCCAGACGATGATGATTACCCTTGCGAAGCCGATTGTGGATAACGGGTCTGCAAGTGTTGGGATTGCGTCACGGATGCTTCTGAGCGCCCAGCCTAGCTTTGGATCGCAGACTGCTGCTGATTCAGAGAACCGAGTGGGACTGAGATCGGTAGGGAAATATCATCGGTTGCGAGTTCAACCTACTGGAGACAACTGGACGACTGCAATCGGTGTTGACTTAGAGATGCAGCCTGCGGGTGGTCGGTAATGTTTAGAAGGCTTCCTCCGATTGGGGGTGATCCTCGTTCTGTTGCTGAGATTGTCAACAACATCATGGACGGGAAGATCAACTCTCACGGCACTGTTACTTTGGCAACAGGGAATGCAACTTCTACAACACTCTATGATGCTCGTATCTCAATTGAGACCAAGATCATTTTGATCCCGTTCTCAAGCGCTGCGTTTAACGACACTGCGCCTTATGGTGAATTTAGGAACGACACTGACCAACTAGCGCCAGGAGCAGGAACGACTGCGGTAGTCAACTGGGACGCAACAGAAGAGTCAAACGGGGTCTATCTTTCTAACACGACTCGGATCAATGTTCGTAATGCAGGGACATATCAGGTTAAGTACAGCCTCCAGCTACAGAACGCCAATAACGACGGGCAGTATGCTGATGTCTGGATACGCAAGAATGGGACGGACATAGACAACACGGGAAGGCGGTATTACCTGCCACCTCGAAAAAGTGCTTCAGAGTTTTCTCATGTGGTTGGTGTTGCAGAGTATGTCCTGACTTTGGCTGCTGGTGACTATGTAGAAGTGGTTGGGGCGGTAAGTAGCACGGATGTTACTTTGGAACACTTTGCTGCTGACGGTGGAGTGCCTAGACCTGCGATTCCTGCTGCCACGCTTTCTGTACAGTTTATTGCACCACTGGCTTACTCGAATGTTTACGTATCTGCTCAACAGAGTGGGCAGGCAACGATCTCGCATTACGCTAACTCAACGTCTGACAAGACTTATGCTTACGTTCTAATAGGATAAAGACATGGCTGAACCAATTCTTCCAGAACAAGGACGGGTGTCCACTCTCCCACGTGGTGAGGGTGATGCAACCATTGACCCGACTATTGCGCCTTACCTTGCGGAGGCATTGGGGCGGGCTAGGTATCTGTTCCTCCAGGGGCCGCAGCCTGAAATGTTTCCTGGGCAGATGTACGTCTCTCCGAGCGAGCAGACGCTTCAGGCTATCCAACAACAGGAAAACATCGCCAGAGCGCAGCAGCCTCTATTGAGTGAGTCTCAAAGTGCATTCCTTCGTGGTCTCCAAGCTCAAGCGACTACCGCACCCTTGTATGAGGACATCTATCGAGCAGCGGGAATGCAGCCTGGAGCCGCAGCTTACGAAAGATTTATGGCAGGTGAGTATGCTCCTGACTACGCATCTCTCGCTGCGCTTGCTCCTCAAGCCGCTACGCAAGTTCCGACCGCAATTAGTCAAGCCGCTGCGGGGGCTGGGCTTCCATCTACCGCAGGAATTCAAGGTCTTGCTGGGCAAGCTATGCCTGGGGTGTCGGATATTTATGGGCGTGTTCAATCGGGCCAGTTTCAGAATCTTGCATTACCTGGTGTCCAACAAGTTGCAGGCGGGTCTTTCCTGACTGGGTCACCTTACCAACAGGCGCTTATTGAGCAGTCCACCCGACCGATTACTGAGCAACTGTTAGAGCAGACTCTGCCTGCGCTTCAGTCTCAATTCTCTCGTGCTGGGCGGTACGGATCAGGCGCTCAAGAACGGGCTATTGAAGCCGCTACACGGGCCGCTGCTCGTGCAGTAGGTGAAACTGCTACAAACATCGGACAACAGACCTACGCTCAAGAGAGGGGCTTCCAGGAGGCTGCTCGTTCACAGTTGGGCGCTCTGTCTCAGCAGGACTTGGCAAACCGTCTTGGTGCTGCTCAAGCTGCGGAGGCAACTCGTCAGGCTCAACTTGCACAAGCGGCTGGCCTCCAGAGTCAACTCTTTGGCGCACAGGCTCAGAATCTTGGGACTCAGTTGGGCGCTGCACAGACTGCCGAGCAGATGCGCCAATCTGGTGTTGGTCAACAGGCGAACATCCTCGGGCAAGTTGCAGGACTTCAGCAGACTGGGTTTGGGAATATTCTCGCAGGAGCGCAGGGTCTACAGGGCGCTCAGCAAGCTGCTCTCAGTACTCAAATGGGCGCTGCTGGCGCTCTTGGTGCTGCTCAGCAACAGGCACTCGCAACCCAACTGGCGACTGCCCAAGCGGTTCCGCAGGCTTACCAACAACAGTTCCTGCCTGCACAGACTCTGGCTCAAGTTGGCGCACAGAGAGAGGCGATTGCCGCACAGCCCCTGCAAGAGCAAATGCAGCGCTTCCAATTCCAACAGCAACTGCCCTACTCGCAGCTTCAGAGCTATTTGTCAAGCATTTACGGGAATCCCCTTAGTGCTGCTCAACAACCTCAGCAACAGGGTTCTAGCACGATGCAGAACATTGGCGGGTTGTTGGGTATTGGCCTGATGGGAACTCAGCTTTACGGTGGGCTGAAGAATCTAGGAGTATTTGGA